TCCATAGTTTCACTATTCATAGTATAAGTTACAAGTAAATTAAAGTCAATTACTTTTTCTTCCTTAGTGCACCAGGATCTGCTGTAGCAGAAGCACCAATAGAAGCAAGGTCAGCAAGAGAACCACCAAAGATGTAAGTACCAACGTGCTGCATCTTCATCCAAGGACAGAACCAAGTTTTAAGACCAATTTCCTGAGCCTTCTGACAGAACCAATAATCTTCTGAAAGGTAACGCTTAGACTTCGGGTCAATCTCAGCTTGGAAGTACTGCATAATTTCACGAGAACCGTCGAACGCTTCAGTGCGAACGTGATCAGGCTTGTACATGTACTGCTTGTAAGCTTCAGCGAACTTAGCCATAGCTGGCTTAGTAACCATCATGAAGCCTGTACCGATTTCAAGAACCTCACAAGGTTCACCAATTGCGATGCTTTGTGTTCCACCCTTTGGATTAAAAACATAATCGCCGACGAACTTTTCAAGAACATTGGGGTCTTCATCAGCAACACCCTTGTCAACAGCGGTCTTGATCTTTTCCCAGCTGATACACTTCTTAGGATAAGGACCACCGATAATATCGTACTTCTCTGGTTCGTTTGCCTGCAAAGCCATAAGAGCTATAACATCTTGCGGGTTGAAACCAATGTCAGAGTCAATAAACATTAGATGTTGTGAAGGTGAGCGCATGAATTCATCACAACAGTAGTTGCGGGCGCGAGTAATAAGAGACTCGTTAAAGAGGAAGTACATTTGAAGAGGGATGCCGTTTTGCGCACAAATGGCGCTTAGATCAGCGATAGAACGGGCAAACATACCCGCACAAGCACCGCCATACATTGGAGTGGCAACGAACAAGCCACGCTTTCTTAAAGCTTCAATCTCAATCTTAATTTCCATTATTTCTCATCCTTATAGTGATCCACATAGAGGCACATGAATATATAGTGCAGCGCCTTCATTAGGTCTTTTTTGTTGTTGCCATTTTTCTTACCGTAGCGCCACAAATACTTTAGTGCAGTGTTACGGAACGTGGGAGTAGAATCGCCAAGAGCAATCCAAGCATCGAAACACTCAATGCCTCTTTCATCAGTGGCGTAGTGTTCTGTGTAAGTTTTATCTAGATGCGCCTTGAGGTCGGCTAGAATTTTGTCCTCAGCATATTTATATTCGAAGAATGGACTTCTATTGTCCAAATCAATCCTTTCATCATTTAAATATGCTTCGAAATTATCGCCCAAAGTGATCGACAATCCTTCTTCTCTACAGTTACAACAATTACAATTCATTACTTGCCCTCTACCATATTGAATATTGCGTCTAGAATATGCTTCTGCTCTTCCAACGTTTCGTTAACGTAGGAATGTGTGCTGAACATCAGCGTCATGTTAGTCATGATATTTGAAATCTTGGTTTCGCGACCCTGCAACCAAGTTGCGTTTTGATTGCTGCCACGCTCCTTATAGCGTTCAGCGCGAGTCTCTTTCTTTGTTTGTAGATAGATAATCTTTAGATCATAAGTTTCTAGACAATGCTCGAGGAAAGAAGCTGTAAACAGGCGATCGCCCTCATACAAAACAACAGCATTTTTCGGCAAAGTGGCGAGGAACTTAATCGCTTCAGGCTGTACAGCCATACTCATGCGATCAGTGCCTGAGAACACTTCACCTTCTTCATACTTTCCGAGAATGTAGATATTGTCTTTTTGGAGATAGGGAACGAGCTTAAACGCATCGTACTTGGGTTCGACACCGTAGTGTTCGATAATCTTTTTCATTAAAGTGGTCTTGCCTGATCCAGGTTCACCACCAATAGCAATTACACGCATAATGCCTCACATAAACATTTCTAAATTTTTTTTGTCGGTTTGGAATAAACCAGTGGCATCTAAAATACCATTGAGGTATAATTCCATTTTACTATCATCAATCTTATTAGTCAACAGTTTATTATTTAGTGTTTCTTTACGAGCATCCCACATAGGTTGCCAATCAATTCCAAACCAACCGTCACTTTCACATTGTTTGATTTCTTCAGCTTGTCTGTCAAGATAGTAACCTAGATAACGTCCATGCTTTTTTCTAAACAACTTCTTGAACGAACACAAGCAAGTTTCCATATCAAAGTAATCAGTGTTAGGGAATTCTTTCTTCACTTCTTGTAAAATGTAATAAGCTTGACCATCAAGATAATTGATCTGTTGTTCATTTAACTTTTGGTCGTACCAGTCATCAAGACCAAGTGCCATTACAAGACCGTTACGATGAGAACGACTGCCGTCATGATCAGCCAGCATCAAATGTGGTGGTTCAATAGGTAACCCACAACATTGCTTAAGAGTTTGCATATAGAACCAAGTAGAGTAGCGACCAAATTTATGGAACTTAGTTTTTACTTCTGGCCAGAGTTTGTCGAAGTTGTCTCTTGCTGATCCGTCAAGGAAGGAGACGAAGGCTTCCGCTTGAGTCTTATCTCCAACCCACTGCTTGTAGGATTCGAACTGGGCTGGAAAATGACCTTTATTCCACTTGGTGTCAGTTTGATAACGGAGCCGTTTGTAATTGTTATTATTCCATTCGCGGAGTCTTTCGACACCGACGAGTTCCATGTCTGGGAATTCATTCCATATCACCCATGTTGTTGGTAAGTAATAGGTTGTTCCATAGATCCAAGCAATCCACAGTTTTTGTTCTGTGTTATGCTCGAATCTATTGAACAGATAGTTCGTCATAAAGATGGCTGGGTCGCAGTCCTTAATGGACAGCGACCACTTATACCAATCTATGAAGTCTTGCTTACGCTGCAAGCGACTTTACCTTTTCATTACGAAGACACTCTTCAATAGCTTTTTGATAACCTTTCCACCTAGTCACGTGATATTCTTCGTGCTTATGTGGCAGAACAATAAGATTGATCTTATACCCCCTATCATTTGTCCAAACAGACATATCTGTGGTAACAAATCCAGCGATTTGCATCGCATTATCAAAATCCTTGAAAAAAGAGTCACTGTTCTGTGTGTCTCTAGGAGAAGTATAACGAGCAAAAATTACACCAGTTTTCTTTGTCTCTTTGCCATATACAGTTGCATTGGCCTTGTTTTTACCAAGCATATTAAGAATACCACCGATACCGTTGTTTTGGAGAGTCGGAACTTCGTCACTCAAAATAACTGCGTCAGCAAAGCATTCCATCATTGATAGATGAGTCTTGATAGCTTCAAGTTCTTCCTTTCTATACTGGTGAAAATTGTGTTCCGAAATAAGCTCCTGTTCTTGTTTCTTCTTAATAAAGTTCGCAAGATTAATAGAAAGTTTCTTTTCAGAAAGCTGATTAGAAAGATATTCCTCAACAAAAGATTGCTTAAATTCGAAACTGGTAAGAGGATATTCCGGATATTCCTTCATGTGTTCTTCAATCAAAACACGAATGTCATCAGTATTAAGAAACTTTTGATGAATGCCATTTTTAAGATTGTCATGAACACCGAAAAGTTTAGCAGCTTTCATGTTATAATTAAATTCGTCAAAATTGACATAAACAGTTGGAAACGTATCCCAACCCGCATCAATGGCTGCGGTAAGACGATGATTACCACCTAAGATATAGTTCTTTAGCGTTTCACGGTCATCAACCACAACAACAATTGGACCAGTTTTTTTACGAAAAAGTTCCGGATCATTAATCATAGAATCATAGAGATTTCGAACATGAAGCTGATCAATTTGAGTGTGGCGGGTTTGGACAGCAATATAGCTAGTCAATGTGCTGATGTGTTCATCAAACCGAATATAATCTCCGGATTCTAACTTACCAATAGCAGCATCAGCCATTTTTCTATTAGAAGAACGTTCACGTAAATCAGGAAATTTACGATCACTGATAATACCATCAATTACTTCACGGAAAGATATATCAAGGACACGATAGTCACCCAAAGCGCCTTCGTTGCCACCACCACCTTCGTTGCGATTATAGAGGTTCAATCCTCCATTACGGAGTTTCTTAATCGCGAAACTTTCAGCATTACGAGCCGTAAATTCTTGCTCAAAACGACCAAGAATATACTTCTTCAGCAAGCCATTTCGCTTGGCATGAAGGAACATCGGAAGCTGGCTGGAACCGTAGTAATATGAATCTCCAGAACCAAGCTCATAACCAACGTAACCGATATCGTCGGTAGCATTGTAAGAAATGTAACAAGTATGCATAATATATCTCCTTTAGCCCGCAGGCATTTGGTTTTGTGTTTTATCAGTCGCAACCGACAAGTATTACTATACCACTATTCCGTAAATAAGTCAAGCCTTTTATATTCGTAGTAGCATTCTATACATCCACCCTTTCCTTTACGTTTCATCTGTTTCCAAACGTACTCATCTGGCTCAAACACGTTATCTCCAACTACAGGAGATGTTAATCTAAACAAAGACAACACTGCAGTCTTTTGTTTACACACGAACTTAAAACCGCACTTCTCGTAAAACGGAACAGCATCAAACTCAGAAGAAACTCTAAAATATTCAGCCTTAGATTCTATCGCATAGTCAATAGCAAACTGACAAAGATCTCTAGCAACACCCTTACCTCTGTATTCGTAAAACGTATGAAGAAGTTGAAGGTTTGCTACCAATGGTT